CTTGCCACCGGCATCAATGGGTCCATATCGTATGATGTGGCCTACGGTGTTTGATGAGTATGGAACCAAAAGATTAGCAGCTTGGAGACAGTTCAGAGAAAGTCTGGAAACCAGTGTAACACCCCTAGAAGATGTAGCTGAACTTTGGCGCCACGCACCTTTTGTAAGTCCATACTTAGATCCCCAAATCCCCACAGAATGGCCCGATCCATGGCATCTCATGCTGGATCTCAGATTAGATGAACTTGCATTGGTATTAGGAATGCTGTATACTATAAAATTAACACAGCGGTTTATTGATACCAAATGTGAGATACATATGTCTATGTGCCAGCAAAAATCACAACGTCAATACATGTTAGTAGTCAGCGATGACCGGGTTCTCAACCTTGAATACGGCACAGTAGTAAGTGCAGACTGCCTCAAACAGGTTGACACCAAGACAATCTATGCTGTGTCAAGACTGTAATAAATATCCCACAAGAACTAAAACAGAGAACAATAAATGATGAGCATCACAGTTATTAAAAGAAACGGCAACAAAGAACCACTGGCAGTAGAAAAATGGCAGGCGCAAGTAGCCAAAGTATGCAAGGGAATTGCAGACGTCAGCCAGTCAATGATAGAAATCAAATCCCAACCTCATTTTTATGACGGTATCACCACAGAAGAAATTGACGGACTTACTCTTAGAGCCATAGTAGATCTTATTGACGTTGAATCAAATCCAGACGTTGGCAATACCAATTATCAATATGTGGCAGGCAAGCAACGTCTCAGTATGCTACGTAAAGATGTGTATGGACAATATGAGCCTCCCCACCTGTATGATATAGTTAAAAAGAATGTGACAGTAGGTCTCTATACTGCTGAACTGTTGGAATGGTACAGCGAAGATGATTGGAACCGAATGCATGACATGATTGATCATGCCAAGGACGAAGAATATTCGTATGCAGCCATTGAGCAGTTGATTGAAAAATATCTTGTAAAGAATCGTGCCACTAAAGAAATCTACGAAACACCGCAAGTTCGATACATGATAGCAGCCGCAACTGTGTTCCATAAAGAAGAGCCGAACACAGCAAGGATGAAACTAATTAAGGAATATTATAATGCGGCCAGTGATGGTTTGTTTACTCTCGCTACTCCCGTTCTTGCTGGTCTTGGCACGCCAACCAAGCAGTTTAGTAGCTGTGTCCTTATACGTAGCGATGACGATCTTGATAGTATCTTTGCTTCGGGAGAAATGATGGCCAAGTATGCCAGCAAACGTGCTGGCATTGGTTTGGAGATAGGACGTTTACGTTCACTAGGCAGTCCCATCAGAGGTGGTGAAATCCAACACACAGGTATGATACCATTCCTAAAGAAATGGTTTGGTGACCTGCGTAGTTGTAGCCAAGGTGGTATTCGTAATGCCAGTGCTACTGTATTTTATCCTATATGGCATCTGCAGTTCGATGATCTCATCGTGCTGAAAAACAATCAAGGCACTGAAGAGACTCGAGTGCGACACATGGACTACGGAGTTGTGTTGTCAGCTTTCTTCTGGAGAAGATTTAAAAACAAAGAAAACATAACATTCTTTGATCCCAACGAAGTTCCTGATTTGTATGAAGCATTTTACAAGAACATTCAACGGTTTGAAGAACTGTATGTTAAGTATGAAAAGCGTAAAGACTTACGTAAGAAGACCATGTCCGCTGAAGAAGTATTCAAGTCGGGCATTTTGAAGGAGCGTACAGACACAGGTCGCATCTATTTGGTGTTTATTGATAACGTTATGAATCAAGGTCCATTTGATCCTGAGTACCATACCATTTATCAAAGTAACTTGTGCTGTGAGATCTTATTGCCAACCCGTTCATTTAAGAGATTAGACGACGAGGAGGGACGCATAGCGTTATGCACACTGGGATCCATCAACTGGGGTGCGTTCCGAAACCCAGAAGACATGCGCCGTGCGTGTCGCATACTACAGCGTAGCTTGTGCAATATTTTGGACTATCAAGATTTCTTGAGTATCCAGAGTAAACTCAGCAACGATGAAATTCAACCCTTAGGTATTGGTGTAACTAACCTTGCTTATTGGCATGCAAGAAGGGGAATAAAATATGGCGACAAAGACGCACTGGCAGAAGTTAAAGTTTGGATGGAGCATCAAGCCTTTTACCTTACAGAAGCCACGGTCGAGTTGGCGAAAGAAAGAGGCCGTTGCAAAGACAGCGATCGAACAAGATATGGTCAAGGAGAATTCCCTTGGGAAAGAAGAGCCGCCGGAGTCAACGAACTCGCCGACTTCGCTCCAGAGCTCGACTGGGAACCACTCCGACAAGAAATGAAACTACACGGTGTGCGAAATGCTACCCTAATGGCTATTGCACCTGTGGAGTCTAGTAGTGTTGTTATTAACTCTACCAATGGAATCGAAATGCCTATGAGCTTAATCAGCACTAAGGAATCTAAAGCAGGGTCATTCACACAGGTAGTACCGGAGTATAACAGATTGAAACACAAATATCAACTGATGTGGGAACAGAAAGACTGTGACGGTTATTTAAAAACTGCGGCAGTGTTAGCAGCCTATGTTGACCAAAGTATTAGTACCAATACCTTTTACAATCCTGCACACTTTGAGGACCGCAAGGTACCAACTACATTGATTGCCAAGAATTTGATGCAGGCACATGTATGGGGGCTGAAGACATTCTACTACAGTTTGATCAACAAGGCTGGCAGTAGACAAGAACAACGAACACCAGAAGTACACTACAACGGATTCCACAACGAGCGTGAAGTGATAGAAGAAGACGAAGACTGCGAGGCATGTAAGCTATAATGAGTAAAGCACAATACAACTTAAACACAAAAACAGACTATTTGAATCGAAAGATGTTCTTAGATCCAGCAGGTCCAGTTACTATACAACGATTTGAAGAAGTAAAATATAAAAAGATTGCTGACTTTGAAGCCACAGCACGTGGTTTCTTTTGGCAACCAGAAGAGATCAGTCTAACTAAAGATTCAAACGACTTCAAAGATGCCAGCGATGCTGTGAAACATATCTTCACATCAAACCTACTACGTCAGACAGCACTTGATAGTTTGCAAGGTCGTGGCCCAAGTCAAATCTTTATGCCTGTTATCAGTTTGCCAGAACTAGAAGCATTAGTCTATAACTGGACATTCTTTGAAACTAATATTCACAGCAAAAGTTATAGTCATATCATTCGTAACATCTATAACGTGCCCAAGGATGTGTTCAACACCATTCACGATACCAAAGAAATTGTAGACATGGCAAGCAGTGTAGGCAATTACTACGAAGCACTACATATGGTTAACTGCCGTAAACAAATGGGTGAAAATATTCCAGAGAAAGAATATATCCGAGCAATTTGGATGGCACTACACGCATCATATGCCTTAGAAGCATTCCGCTTCATGGTTTCATTTGCCACAAGTTTGGCTATGGTTGAGAACAAGATCTTTATGGGCAATGGAAACATCATCCAACTGATCCTACAAGATGAGTTGTTACACAAAGGGTGGACAGCCTATTTGATCAATCAGGTAGTGAAAGAAGACAGCCGATTCGCAGCCGCTAAAGTAGAGTGTGAAGCTGAAGTCTACGCATTGTACATGGATGTGATCCGTGAAGAGAAAGATTGGGCCACATACTTGTTTAAGATGGGACCAGTTATCGGACTTAATGCAAATATCCTACGAGACTTTGTTGACTTCACAGCAGTTGGAGCATTAAAGGAAATTGGTATTAAGTATCAGGCAAGTGCTCCTAAGAGCACACCAATTCCTTGGTTTAACAAACACGTTGATACCAGCAAAAAACAAACAGCTCTGCAGGAAAGCGAAAGCACTAACTATGTAATCGGAGTCATGGGAGAAAATCTTGACTACGATGCCCTTCCAGCTATATAATAAACTATGTACAAAGCACAATTCAAAAGAAGCAATCCATACGAATCTTGGACTACAATAGGACATTATGGCAACGAACAATCTGCCATAGCAGCCGCACTGAGTTACAAAAACAAAGGCATGCTGCTGGTCAGAGTTACAGACAAGAGCGGCGGGATTGTGTACACAGGTTAATCAAGGAAATATATGACAGCTATCGTATGGTCAAAAGATAACTGCCCCTATTGTGATCAAGCGAAAGCATTGTTGAAACAAAAAGGCATTGAGATTCAAGAAAGAAAAATAGGGCACGGATACACACGAGAAGACCTCTTGGAAGCCGTGCCCGATGCAAGAACTGTTCCTCAGATTTTCTTAGATGGAAATTTGATTGGCGGATTTACAGAACTTAAAAAACATTTACAAGGATAAACATGTTAATTGACAAAGGCGTATCAGAAGGTGAAGTAATCACTCTCAAACTAACCAGTGGTGAAGAAATTGTTGCCAAATTAGTCGAAGATGGTGCTGCATACTATAAACTAAAAAACCCACAGGTGATTGGCATGGGACCAAAAGGTCCAGGATTAATGCCCTATTTGTTTACTGTGAATCCTGATAAAGAAATTAAATTGTTAAAAACAACAGTAACAGTAGCAGAAGCCACAGATAAATCATTTGCTGATCAATTTATCCAGTCAACCACAGGGATCGCATTGGCTTAAATAGTTCATGGCACTTGCTACAACCCCTACAATTAGTCCGAGTCCAGCTGCTGGAAATTCCCCCAGCGGCATATATACTCCGGTTAATCATACACACCCGTTTACTGCGATTACAGGTCTACGGTTCGGCTCTAACGGTCGTGTAGAACCAGTATATGATGCTGCCAACGTATATGCCAACGGTGTAGTAATTGCCCTTTATAATGCAGCCACCACAGAGGGCGCATTCACAGCCACTGCTGTACCAAAGGTCACAGTGGTATCAGCTGTACAGAACGTAGAAGGTGATGACGACAACACTGCCGGTAAAGTAGAAGCAGATAGATTTTTAGCAGAAGGCAGAATCACCGCTGAAGAACACAAGAGGCTGACCACTACACCGACTCCTAAGACAGAAGGGGTGAAGCCCACAGCAGCCAAAGCAGCACAGCCTTTCACTCCTGTAC